ATGAAAGAACATATCTCTTCCAACCGCTGTTTTGCGTCCTCGTAGGTTGTCATGTTCCGTTCCATAACTCAGTTCTTACTCTTCTCATCCCGAGGGGTGTTGACCGCTCGGTGATAGTAGGCTTTGCCTTCGCGTTCCGACTGTTCGTCGATCCATACTTTGGCAGAGGTCTCGCTGAATGTCGTCTCATAAAGCTCAGCGTATCCCTGTATGACCATTTCAGAGAATGGGTTTTCGTTGCAATCAAGGGAGCGAGTATGCTTGGCCATGTCTTCCAGGGTTGGCATGATTTCGGCAACTTTTGCTCGGATGATTTCGGCTTGTTCAACCTGCTTTTCCGTCCCTTCCAATTCTGGTAATTTCATTTCTTTTCTTCACCTTTTGTGTTTGTTACAATATATTATATGTAAGTAATAGTATATATAAGTATCTAATTAAAACTGCAATAAAAAAAGGGTTGGTTTATTCTTCGGCGGCAGTGATATTCAGGTATTCCGTCCCGGTGAATACCATCCTCTCCCCTTCCGCGGTTGTGAACGTTTCGCCGACTGCCGGGAAATATGGCCGATAGTCGCACCGGCAATTAGATGTTACGAACCCTTCTGCCATTGATAAGCTTGAAGTGGTTTGGAAGTCATATACTTTACCATGATAAGACTCCACTTTGATGTTTTTGATTTGATCGAGCGTCACAAGTCCGGCGAATCTATTAAGAAGATCGCTGAAGATACTGGCATCGCACGCAAAACCATTACAAACCGCATGATTAGTGTCGGGTTCCAACCTCGAACTCAGAGCGAATCCATGTATGTCCGTATGGCGAATACGACCGCTGAAGAACGCGCTCGTCTCACGGCTGCCGCTCACGAGGCCGTTAAAGGCCGAAAATGTAGCATCAACGAAAGAGTCAAGCGAGCCATCACCAAGCAGTGCAAAGGAGGGTTCGATTCCAGGACAGAGGAGATCCTTGCCCACATGTTGCAGGAACGAGGATTCTCTGTTACGCCCCAAAAAGCCATTGGCATTTATAATGTGGATATCGCCGTTAATGGAACCCCCGTCATTGTGGAGATCTTTGGGGGAGGCTGGCACTGTAGCGGTCACCATCTTGCACGGCACAGAGAGAGATTCGATTATCTGCTCAACAGCGGGTATTTCCCGATCATTGTCTGGGTCAATGGCACTAGATCCCCGCTCGAATCCGGAGCAGCAGACTATATCATCGCCTGCATTCAGGATATCCGCGGCACAAAACCCGTGTGGAGTAAGGAAAAGATGATTCGGGGTAACGGAGACGCTTTTTCCACTTACCGTATTGATAACAATGACCTTACCGGAATAATCTCCCCAAATACCTGAGACGATGTCACCGGCCGGTTTGTACCTCATGCCAGGTAGGAAACAGTTCACGTGCGTGGGAAGCGGCGGTTGAGACCCGAGCGGATAAATCAGCCCGATGAGTGGTTTGCAGATGTCGCATGCAGTCGCTTCATCGCCGAGCCTCTGGACGTATGATACCCCAGCTTTGGCATAGCGGTTGACCTCGCCTTTGTAATAGCACTTGGTTGTCTCTGTCCGTGCGATGTTTGCCGCCTGGCCTTTGTAGTCGCTAAACTGATCTTGCAGCTCTGCCGCGATGGATCCTTTTGGATACTTTCCGGTCTCGCTGATTCTCAACCCGGTTGGTCTCCCCTCTTCTATGCCTTTCTTGATGATGTCTGCCAGGCTGTTCCTTGTTCCGACAGCTTTGTTGCCGAGCCACTCGATCTCTTTAGTCTCGAACCCTATAACCTTGCCCGCCTCATCCTTGACATACTGCGTGACCTCGATCGTTCCGGTATCGACAAGTTTTTTCCCGTATGCCTCGGCGTATTCCAGAGCCTCTTTCTCAGCGACCTTGAACGACAGCCCAGTCTTGAGCTGGGTCGATGCATGGAACATACCGGCGGAATATGATTCCCCTGCCAGAGCGACAAGAGAGTCCTTCATCCGTGCGATCCACTTCGCAGTGATTCGGTCGAGTCCCTCTTCCAGCCCGGTCATAGCTCCTTGCCAGATGCGTATTTACGCAGGATACCACGGGTCTCCCGTTCGAAGTCTTCGGTCGCCTCTTCGATGTTGGTCATGGCCTCGCTGGCTATCCGGTTCCTCACGCGGTATGCCTGAACGGTTGGTGATGCTTCGGCGAAGGAGAACGGCGATGCGGCAGCCTGAGCGACCGCGAGCTTCTCCCAATCCGCGTTCATCTTGTCGATGTCCTCGTCATTAACCGGTTCAAACCCAAGGAGCTTCCTTGACTCGTTGACCGTTAGGGACCGGTTGCTAGCCCCGAGCTGAGCCTTCTGGATGTTGACCGCCTCGTCTTCGATGACTGTGTGCCGAATATTGACCTTCGCATAATAGTCCGCAGGGAACGCGTTGTGTTTCAAGTAATACATCGGCAGTGCCGTAAGCTGCTGTTCAAGCATCCGGATAAGGCCAAGGATATAGTTGTTGAGCAATCTCAACTGAGCGTTTGAACTGCCGCTGATGAGCGTCCCTTCTTTACCGATCATACCAGTAGGGTTAAGGTAGTTGGTGATAGTTTCCGTCCCCATTTTGATAGACGAGATGGCCAGCGACCCTTCTTTGACCTCGACTTTCTCGAGCGAGAAGTTACTCCTGAGCGTGTATCCCGTGTCCTTTCCCCAGTTGGCTAGGATGTCCTGAGCGTATTCCACATCCCCTTTGATGACCTTGCCGTTGATGACTTTCTCCGGCTGCGGGTTCTCAATCTTGATGAACATGAGCGGGGCACCGGTCCTGAACATCTGCTGACCCAGGGTGTTCCAGGCATAGTCCAGGAACGAGACGATAGGAGCGATCGGGTATATGACACTCTCTCCGTCCGGGTAGTTGTCTGCCGGGTCCTTCATGACGAACAGTGCCTCGAGGGGAAGCTCTACCGGACTCCCACTCATCTGGGACTGGTAGTAATGCGTCGTCCGGTCAAGCGTGTTGTACACAATACCTTTCAGGACGCGGCCGTTGATGAGGTTTGACCCGGTCCCGCTGGACGGAGCGTTCGCGAACGTGTACGGGTGCAGTCTCACCAGCTCTTTGCAGACGAGTTCTCCCTGTTCTCTTGCCCATACATAGTTGTAAATGGACGGCCCCCAGAGGAGCATGTCCGGCAGTGCCGACCTGGCGAGCTGGGTCAGCGAACATTTCGGCTGCTCGAACATCGTGTTGACCCGCTTCGTTGCCTCTTCTACCTCGTCGCCGTTGCCGTCGTAGATGGTTGTGGTGACTTCACCCGATAAGACGAGGTTCGTCGTCTGCTGGATCGGTCCGGACACATACAAATTGTCCGAGATTTCGTAGAGAGTTTTCGCAGTGGTCCCCGCGTAATTGTACGGAGATAGGCCGTTCGATACGAACGTATATCCGGTCTGGACGGTTGTCCCATCGGACTTGATAGATGCGGTTTGCGGCATAGATTATCTTCTTCCTCCCCCGAACGATGGGGGGCGTTTCTGGTGAGTGAAACTCACCTGGTTTGACAAGGCTGGATGTATCCGGTTCTGACTGGGTGCTGTGGGATTGTTCGGCTGGATACCTGATATCTCTTCTCCCATTAGTGCGTATATGGCATAAACTAATGCGTCCATACGATCCGGGGATTTGTCTCCGGGTGCCCAGCTGATCATTTGTTCTTCTAACTCTGGCAGATAGTCCACATGATGAACCTTGCCCATTTCATACAGACCGGCGATCGGTTCGGCTCTGAGAAGTTTGCCTCTTGTCGCACGAACTCCTAGATAGTTCACGTTCCGGTCAACGTTCTTGATGTTGGTCTCGACTAAATCACCGCCCTGGTTAACTTCTCCGACGATGATGTCTGCCAGATGATACTGATATGCAGCAACGACTTCCTGACCCCATTCGGATGGAGACCCGACAAGGGACCGGTCAGTGATGATATAATACTCTCCGTCTGTTCCCAGCCCTGCGACGATGATACCGGTTTCGTCTGACTTCTCGTTATTGGTGACGGCCGGGTCAACACCGACGGCAACCCTGACAAAAGTCGGATGGCTTGGTTTCCGGAATTTGTCGATCATGTCACGAGTCCACAATGCACCGGCTCTTCTGTCCAACCATTCGCCCCGGAGGAAACGTGCCCGCTGCCTCTCCGGCAGGGTCATGAGCACATTCGAGATGTAGTCTTCCGGTAGATGCGGGTTGTCTACCGGGTTCATGAGCATTGACCCATACAGTTCCGGATTGGCCAGCGGCATCTCAGTGCCCGGTTGGTTATGCTGGATGAACATCGAGTATAACCAGTGGTCTTTGTCCGGCGGGTTGCAGTCGATGAGGACGAGGTTTCGCGTGAATCCCGCGTTCTCTGCAAGACGGGTCAGGGCAGTAGTGTATGCATGGTAACTGATCTGCGACGCTTCGTTAAAATAGATGGTCGAATATTCCCTCCCGAGAATCTTATCAACCCGCTGTTTGTCATCGAGACCGCCTAGCCATATCTCCGACCCGTTCGGGAGGATGAATACCCAGTCTGATCTGTTCAGCGTATAGGGGATGCCTTTCATCTCGAGGAGCTTCGGCAGGGTATCCATACCGATTGAGGTTTTGACATCGTTGAACCGGAACCGGAGAATGACGTGCCTAGATTTCTTCTTCATGGCCCGGACGAGGATAATGTAAATACAGATTATGGTCTTGCCCGACCGTGACCCTCCAAAAAGAAGAATGTACTGGAAGAGTTGAGCGAGGCTGACGGCTTTGATCTGAGCGACGGTTTTTTTGAATGTTTTGATGATGTCAGAGGAGCCCTTCATCCTGCTCCTCGAATGTGACTATGACGCTCCCAGTCTGTTTAACATCCATCTTATCCTTCCAGTTTTCCGGGTCACGGTTGGTAAGGAGGAACTTAAGTGCCTGAGTGTCCGGCGGGTTGGTGACCTCTGTCTCCTCCACTTGCATCGTGCCGTCATACCTCGTGATGGTCTTTTTCGTCATGGTTTTTGACTGACCATTCGCCCGGTTCATAAGATTTTCGATTGATTTCTGAACGTCCATTTCATGCACATACTTGACTGCTTCTTCGAACTCAGGATACTCTTTCCGCCAGTTGTAATACGTCTGAATGGAACAGTCAAGGAGGTTGCATATCGAGAAAATAGTCCCGAAGAATGTCCGGTCGTTGGTTGCCGCATGGCGAAGAACATCACATAACTCTGGTTTGTAGGTCGTATAGTTGACGCCTTCTTTCACGGGAAACCGCGTCTTTTTCTTTCCAGTGGATTTTGCCTTCTTTTTTACTGCTGGTTTTTGATCTGCCATGATTCGCTTTTAAAAAATTAAGTGGTTGCTGCCACTTCGGCAGTCGATGTCTTTGTAACGATCGGTTCGTCAGTCTTTGCGCCGGCAAACTGTCTAGTGATATTACCACGAGTGATTTCCCATGTATGATATCCACAAGATACATAATACTGTTCGACCTGTTCGTCTTCCATCTTTCGTATCTTGTCTGTAACCTCCTCAATACACTTGGGGTTGGTAGTTCCAATCTGTAATATCAACTGTTGTTTTACATCGTCGAGCATGACCCAAGTGGTCTCAAGGTGATATACCTTCGAGTGAGTGGCCTCGGCTTTGGCCTTGATTTCAGCGTACTTACCAGAGACATGATACCCATACGACACAAACGCATGATCGACAGTCTCATCTACTTTGCCTTTATGATCGACGATAAAAATGGCATACTCGACCTGACTATCGGACTCAGCCTGCGTAATAACCGCATCAAGGTCTGTGCGAGTGAACTCCCCCCCTTTTGCCCTAAGCCAGGTCCAAAGCATGTCCTTATTCTCACCCGTCATCTTCCAGGTCTTGTCCGGCACGATACCTTCAGTGATGAGTGCCGTCTGGGCTTCGGTCTGTGGCACGTCGCTTGACATGAGGTCAATGATTCCGGCGACCGTTCCGTTCAGGTCTCTGTTCAACGCTTTTTCAGCGACTAATTTAATCTGCGAGTAGTGGTCTTTGATCCAACCGGACGCAGTTCCGATTACTCCGAGGACAACCCCCGCGGCAATCCAGATTTCATTTACATTTTCGATCATGATACTTTTCTTTTGGTTTTTAGTCTCAAGGCGATACAAGGTTCCTGGATGATGACATCACTTGACTTGATTGACCTCCCCTTCTCCGAGCAGAGCTTTCATGAGTCGGAGTCTTCCCTCTGCAGTAATACAACAGTCTTCACACCCTGCTTTACATGTCGGGTGGCGGCAATAGTAACAACTCCAGTCGGTAAAATCTACGAATGTCTCGACGATCTCCCAGGGCACTGACACGGTCCCGGTGTTGGATAACTTGCTCCGGTATGTTTCGAGCGAGGATTCAAGACCCAGGATGATGGTATTGACCTCGGCTTCGGTGAGGTTGACCCGCTCGGGATGCTTCGGAGCTGTCATGCGATAACACCATGCACCGATTCGGTCAAGTATGCCTCGGAACAGGAATCGGAGCTCATACGTGCGTGCGGGTTTCAAATGTTCTCCACACCCCGCCTTCTCCTCGCTCTCTTCGTCGTCGTCCTCACTGAATGAGATGTCGCTTTCACAGATGAATTTCTCGGCATCTTCGCGTGATGCAAACCTCATGTCGGGATAACAGTCCACATACACCAATTCCTGACCGTCGATATTGGTCACCAACGACTGCAAGGCCCACTCGTTTTCTGCCGTGTAGATGATGCGAAACGGATCCATACCTCAGACGAACCTCATCAGTTTCAACCGGTCCAGACATCCCTGACACGTATGCTCTTTCGCAAGCTCGTTGTTGATATCCCATTTATCATACTTGATAGCCGGAACGACTTTGCGGCCGCAGAGACACTCTCCGCGATCATAAGCTTCCTTCGATACATACGCATGGACGTATTTCGATCTGGGGGACTGACCGCCGCCCCATATGACATCTTGGGTATTCATGCGGACGGCTTCTTGGTGGTTTTGCGTGTTCTCTTGGCCTTCGGTGCCGCAGGTTTTTCTTCTGGCTGAGGTTTTACTGGTTTCTGGATAACTTCTGCCGACATGGTCATCTGGTCTTTCTCTGCTATCCTCGCGGCTTCTGCTGCTTGTTCAGCGATAGATTCATTGATCAAACGCTGCTCTTTGGTTCTCGATCGTAGATGATTCTCACGGTTGATGCATCCATCACACGAGGTCTTGCCACACTTACACTTGAACCCAGACCTGACGATCATCTGACCGTTCATGACTGGCGGAAAATAATACTCAGTTGCCATTTTTCTAAATTACTACTGTTTGATTGAACATTTGCATCTCGTCAGGACGTAATAAGTCATTACCGATGAACTGATGAAACTCACCGCAAAAACTATCTGGATAACGAGGTAGAAGGGAAGCAAAAATACACAGACACGGATCAACGCGAATAAGACAGAAAATGCTACAACAAAGAACATGATACTCGCGAGCTTGGTCATACGAGGGTATATTATCTGTATACCATTATAATACTATCTATGGCTGGCGGCGGTGGTGGGGTGAAGGGGGGATTCAAAAGGGGGGCGTAGGGGAGGAGGGTATGTTAATTAACACACTCGTGTGTTCATGAAACGCACTCGTGTGTTTTTATTTGGTCAGTTTCTTGAGCGGACACCATGGAGGGAACGTGTCATCACTCAGGCAGGTCCACTTCTTCTGTTTGCATACGCCGACGTCGCTGTACATCGGTCCCATCATGGTTCGGTTCGGGCACAGGTCAGGGCGTTTGATTTCAAAGTAGTGCTTCTCAACCATGTTACTCACTCCCGTGACGAATGAACTTGATCGACTTGTCTTCTTCGAGATAATCCTCGTTGAGATAATACAACATCTCGTCACTGTCTTTCGTTGACCTGATGATAGACATGTATTCATCGTCCATGTTGATGATGCCGACCTTTGCGCCGGTTTGCAGTTCGCGTTCAACCCAGACGATATCCAATACGAACTCTTCACCGTTGGTCTTGCCGAGGATCATTCCGGTGTTGTCATCCGACAGGGCCATGATCATCCAGTTGGCATCGTTGACGGTGTACACCCAGTTGCCAACGAACTGGAAGTTACGCTCGGCATAACTGGCGGTCTGCGGGTTGTCATCGGTCGATATGCACCCTGCGGTTGTTGTAGTCATAATCAGTGCGAGTAAGAGCAGCGCTCCTACGATCTTAATTCTTGTTTGGTGTTTTGCTGTCATAGTGGTTTCCATACTTTTCTTTCAGTTCTCCCAGTGCTTCCATCAGTTCGATGGTCGATGTGACTATCTGCTTACCAGTTTGCAGAGGACAACCCTCCGGGAAGTTCATGGGGTCCATACAGTCGATACGTCCCGATTGACAGATATACGTTAGTTTGCTGTAATATGTTCTTGTGACCGGGTCGAAGGGAAACTTGTTTCTTGCCAGTTCGTCGGCATGAGAGTCATCTTCACCCTCAATTGGATACATTGGCTGTTCAATACGGAGCGGGCAAACTGCCGGACCTCGTATTTCGAGGAACCTTCTTTCGCTCATGTCTTCTCCTCCTTATTTAACGCCTCCCTCAACGCTTTGGCAAATTCATCTGCGGTCTGTTGGTTCTGGCAGATGGAGACCGCCTGAGCTTCCAGTGCCGCACGGAGATATGACACCCGTTTCGTTGGCGGGATTTGACACTCATCGAGGAAAACAACAGGTCTGGTTATGCCAGCTGCTTTGTCATCCATCTCCTCGATCTCGTTTATCGCGTTGATGATGTCCTGACATATTTCATACCCGGACCCTATAGGACATCTTACCATGACGGTCCAGCCCTTTCCATACTCTTCTTTCAGATATTTTTCTTCCCATTCCTGCTTCTCGAGGACGACCTTCCTGAGTTGTTCGAGGACATGATGTCTCGCGAAACACGCGGCTTTGTTGACTTTCGTGATCCATTCTGGTTGGTCGGTCATTTCCATATCTCCCAATCGTTCGCCACAACATCGCAGTAATCAAACTCATACATCCTATCCGATATGCGGCTGGTTGCTTTGGATATCCACATACAATAACATTCTGGTTGTTTGGAGCTTCGCGTATTAGCATCTGACGGGTTCCCCCTCAGATTGATATATCTCTCACTAAGCCACGATGTGCGATATACCACGTTGTTCGGTGACTTGGAAAGGTATGCCATTGCTTCAAGGATGTTCATTCCTTCGCCTCCCAGCAGGGTAGACCGCACGCGGCAGCGGCTTCTTCGGTCATTGTCTGGTCTGGTTTCGTGCATGTGCCCCATGGACCCTTAACGAATTTCCAATGTTTGCAGGTATCACATCTCGGCACCACAACGAACTTCGGGATGACGTAACTGGCATCTCTTTTCTTACATCTTGAGGGTAACCCGCATTCATCGAACCCGAAGAATCGGCATGGGTGGGTATGCCCGCACTCATTACAATAATATTTCCGCATCATGTCCGCACCTCCCACAGCTTGAACCATTCCACGACCGATCTAGTATATCCGGCGTAATGCTTCTTGAACATCTTGACCATATCAGGCAACGTGTCTTTCGGACGGTCTGTTACGACGATCGTAAGCACAATACTTGATTTGTATTTGATCGCGGTGTTCAGATAATCATCAGCGGTGTTGATGCCATCCATGATCGCTAAGACCTCTCTACTACTCAAACTCAGTTTCTTGTAGTGTGACCACCTGTTCACAAAATCACGCATGTCCATAATCTGTTTCTTGTCATTTTTCAGACGTTCGTTCAGCTCATCCATTGCCACCCTATAATTCGCATTCCCGTATGAGTTGGGAGTTCCTATCAAGGTTTCAAAAATTGTATTGAGGTTCATGGGTTACCACCCTTCTTGATCAAAAATTGTGATGTGCATATCAGCATGAATCTTGAGGTCAGCCATAGTCATGATGCTGCCGTTTGTGATCCTTCCGATTACCATCGAATCGTTGTCATCAAAAAATAATCCGTCTGTCGCACTTACCAACTCATGGAAGTGTACCTTGCCGTTTCGTTCGAGGACAAATGCCCCGTTGTTGCACTTTCTCGATTCCGAAACCGCGCTTTTGATTCCAGTGATTTTTGTCACCATTTTTTCTTTTCACCTTTTGCTTTCTCTCAACTCATTTGAAGATGAGGGTGTCCTCATACCTCAGAAGTTTTTTGTATTCATCAACGGTCAGAACTAAGGATGCGGATAAGATAACTCCCGCCTTCTTTCCCTCGTAGGTCAGATGTAAATCTCTTAAGTTCTGGCTCTGAACCAGCTCTATGTGGTCCTGGGACATCTCATGTTCGTATTTCTCAATCGACTCATAAGAGACGGTCTCCAAGGCCATCTTAAACCATTCTAACTTTTTGCTCATTTTTCTTTTCACCTTTTGTTTTAGTTTGGTATACTATATTATATGCTTTAACAGTATATATAAGTATCTAAACATCCACCTCCACCGCTTCATCTCCTTCATACACGTAACTCATCCGTTTTGACTTCATGCCGACGGATCTAAAACCGTTCGTCAGCATCAGGTTGATTATCCTCTGCCGGCTGACGATCTCGTATCTGAACCGGTATATCTTGCTATATGCCGCACAGTCCAGCAATTCGATGTACACCGATTTTAAGTCTATACCACAGTTCTTGTTCTGGGTTGCTGCTGATATGGCTGCGGCTATGATATCCTCGTCTGAGAACTTCATCTCTGTTGGTGCTTTCCTCATGCCGACATCTCCTTTTCAGATATCATCATCCAGACTGACCTTCTCTTTCCTCGAAGTTTTTTACAGGTGAATTCCTGGCTTGATCTCAATACCTGAGCGATCCTTTGACCGTGGATTCCCGCTTCGAGGATAACCCGGTCATAATTTTTGTATTGGTTGCATCTCGGATATCCAGAAAACACTCCTTGGATGTCCTTAACCGTCGCTTCGTTTCTGGCCGCACACAGCTTCTTTGCGGTCGTGATGATCTCTTCTTCTGATACTGTATAATTCTTCATATGAACCCCTTCTGATGCATGTATTCTCCGTATTTGTTGACTGAGTTTCGATATTTCCGTTTCATGTACTTAGTGTGGGTATCCCGGATAGTCTCTTCGACGTATTCCCAGATGGTGTCTTTTCGGTATGCCTCGAGGAGCTGCTCTTCTGAGCTGAGCTTTATCAGTCCGGCGACCATAGCTGATATGTATCGCTCGTTGGTCCATCGTTTCGATAGCCATCTCTCGAACTCCTGCCTGTCTATGACATCGTTTTTGGATGAACTTACTCGCCGGAACATTGCCATTCTCATTATTCTTGATCCTGGAGTGTGTATGAACCTCATTCCGATCTTATACTCATCTGGCGTTTTATCGACCGGATCCGTGTCAGTGCAGTGCCCGCATGAGGAGAACTCACCTGAGTCCAGTTCCGACCGAGTCGCTTTGAAGAACCGGCCGCATGAGCATTTGCAGTATATCTGAGACGAGACATGAAACACGGTCAGTTCACCGAATTTCTGTCCGGTCATGTCTTTCACTTTATGCGGCAGCATCACGCATCACCTTGTTTCTTGTTGTTCTTGCCGATCCTTGACCATATCTCTCTTTTCAGACATCCGCAGGATTTGACCCGGCCGTCCCGCAGATATTGCCCTGATACCAAGATGCCTTTTGTTCCGCAGTCACAGTCGCAATACCACATGATAGAACGAGATTTGTTCGGCCCGGCGTATCCGGTGACGGTCAGTCTGCCGAATTTCTGTCCGGTCAGGTCCTTGCAGTCACGGCGCAATATGCACACCCCCCTTGCCGCCGTTGGCGAGTTTGCATCTTTTTACTAAAACAATCGGGATTGGTCCCAATTCACACCATATCCGATATTTAGTCCATTGCCATATAATTCTCTTATCACCATACCACGAATTGATTCTATCCTTACAATCTCTGTTCATGTATTCGCATCCCTGGCACTGTTTTGATCTCATTCATTTACCTCCTGAATTTTTGTTTGTATGTGGGCGCCGATTCTTTTCTTCGATGCTTCGGCGTATGCTGGGTTCAGTTCGATGCCGATGTATTGGCGCCCGAGCTGATGAGCAACTTTGCCGGTGGTTCCCGATCCGGAAAAGGGATCTAGGACAACTCCACCGATGGGACAACCGGCGAGTATGCACGGTTTGACAAGAGCTTCGGGGTATTTTGCGTAATGCTCTATCTCTTCCCTCTGGCTGTCTGATGCAGATGTGGGGATGGTCCAGACATCACGTTTGATACGGGTTCCTTTGGGGATGAACGGATTTCCCGAATAAGTGAGTGATGGCACTTTGCCCAGGAATTTGTTGCCTCCTATTTTGTTTCGAAGTCCGGTATTTGGCCTACCTACTGTCCCCCTTGATCCAACGGGTGGTCTTTGATCATTTGTTGATGAGGGTTCTGCAATGGCATCCTGGTCGAAATAATATTTTGGTTGTTTGGCGAAGAAATACATTGTTTCTTGTGATGATGTCTGCAGATATTTTCTCTGATCTGATTTTCCGAAGAGGAAGATTGATTCATGGGAATTGTTGCAGCGATCGGGCGCCGATGTTGGCAGCGGGTTGGTTTTTGCCCATATGATTTCGTTTCGGAGGGTCCACCCATCATCTATTAGGGCTATGGCAACCCGGGCGGGAATGAGCATGAGGCATTTGTCGTCATATTTGTCGCCAAGATTGAGCCAGAGTGTGCCTTCAGCTTTGAGGACCCGATAAACTTCCCGGAAGACATCTCTGATCGTTTCGATGTATTCTTCGAGAGTGGCTTCGAGGCCGATCTGATTGGGAATGTTTCCATAATTACGCAGACCAAGGGCATAAGGTGGTGAGGTGACGCAGCAGTCGACCGATTCGGCGTCCAGGGTTGGCAGGATGTCGCGGCAATCGCCGGTGAGGATCA